GAAGTTTCAGGAGAATTTTTTTCTTCTGACATATCAGTCTCCGTTGATGAGGATTTCTCCTCGCTTGGCTGCTCAATCTTAACAGCGTCTGCTGATTCGACCGAGTTAGCCTTTAAAAATTCACTTTGGTACTTTCTGTAGTCGTCCATACTATCAAATGACTTTGCTAAGCCAAAGGTTGCCCCTTGGTTGCAAGGTACTGATACTACAGATACTTCAAATAGTTCCGCGTCCTTTATTTTATATCCATCGGTTTCAGTCATATATTCAGAATCCTTGCACCTGAAACCAACAGAAAATGCTCCAAGGACTCCATCTTTAACTAATTGGGTAATATCACCAGCGGCTTTTGATATCTTTGCAGATATGTCTAAACCTTTATCTGTTACCTCTAAACCTGTGGCTCTTCCGATAGGCTTGTTATAGTCATGATTGAACAGAATAATTGGATTATTTTTAAAATTTTCCAATCCGCCCTTTGTCCAGGCATCTGTTTCAATTATATCTCCAGCTCTATCTAGTCCGTTTGTACTTGCAGAACCTTTAATGTTGACTCCGCCATCATCAGTTTCCCCTAATGATTTAAATGTACTCGTCCAGTGATATATCTTTTCGTTACTCTTTGACATCTTTTACCTCTTTTTTAGACACCTTTTTCTCCACTTTTGGTGCAGGTGCTGGTGCTACTGAGATAGGATATCTTTTCTTAACAACGCCCAGTACTCTATTCCAAGAACCCCAATATCTTTTTAAAAGATAGTCCTTAACAGGTACTTCGTTGCCAAAACTTTTATAGGTCTTTAAATCCATAGTTTCAACGCCTTTGCTGGCTATGAACTCGGACAAAGCCTTTATCATCATATCTTTTGTCATTATTCTTCCTCGCTTGGCGGAGTTTCGACTGGTCTGCCGCCTTCCTCTGGATTTGAGGCTGAACCTGCGATATTCGCAGGAACTCTTGGTGTATCAAACCCTTCAATTCCTTCAAGTCTTAATGCCTCCCTTGCTTCATTCGGTGTCATTATACCTGTGTTCACAAGTGTAGCATAGTAGCTTGCTTGGTCTCTTAACTCTGGTTGTAGAGCAGGTATACCTGTTACATCTTCATCAAGTTTGAAACCGAAATATCTCTCGAAAGCATACGCTATTTTATTAATAATAGGTAGTATGGTTTCTAAATAATATAGACGGTGGTTTGGTCGCAAGTTTGCGTTGTTACCACTATCCATAAGTATTGGTGGAACACCTATCGCTTTCAGAATTATTTTTTCGTTAGAAGCTATTGCTTCTTGAAAGTCTAACTCTTTAAAGCTTATTTCTGTTAGGTTTTCAACCTCCAGACCACCATCTAAAAATAATGGTCTTCTACCTCCAGACTGAGGGTTGTATCTAGCAACCCATGCCTGTAACATTCTTTCTTTGATTTTCTCTGAAAGAGTGTTTGGTGACTTCAATACCAATCCAGGTATTGCTCCATTTTTAAAGAAGTTATCCTGGAACTTTCTCATACTTGTAAGTAACTGCATAGTTCTTAAAGCTGGTTTAAGTCTAGGTACTCCTCTATAAATAGAGTTAAAACTATTTTCTTTTATGTGAATAATTTCTGACGGTTTATAATCTATTGAGTGGTCATATGTGTATTTTTCTACATATGTATCATCATCACTATAGATTGTTATGTTCTCTGCTGGAAGATGGTAAAGATGTCTACCATCAAAATAAACAAAGATGTTTCCATCAATCATTAAATCTATTAAAAGATTTCTTTTAAATGTACTTATATCTTGAAATGGATTTGGCTCTTTGTTTAGTAATAAATCTACTCTTGTTCTTCGTAAATCTTTTTTTATAGGCACTACGCCTTGTATTTTTTCGCCTACATCGAATGGTACTTCAGCAGCGTCATCCACTATCATGTTGACTGCTCTGTTTACAATTTCTAATGTTTCGTAGGCATTTCTGTAGTTAAGAGTATTCTCACGAGTATCAATCGTAAGTCCTTCATCTCTTGCTATTACATATTGGGCAGGATTTTCTTTTTCGTTCCTACCTAATATAAAATCATACCATGCCATATTTTTTCCTTTGTATCTCAACCCAATTTTCTTGTTTCTTTGCTGTTATTAACTTGGGTCTCTTTCCGTATATGTTATGCAATTTTAAATGGTGCATATGACATAATGTAACAGCGTGGTTATAAACTTGGTCTTCGTTCTCTTTTATAAAGATTTCACGAAGTGCTAATATCTCTTCCTCGGTTTCAATGACTATTCCTCTCTCTTTCATCCACCATTCAAGTAACTCAGTTAATCCGTAAAAGTGATGAAAGTCCAGATTCTCCGTACTTCCACAGATGTAACATTCCGCCTCTTTCTTATATTTCGACTTGGCTTTGTCACGAACATACTTAACTAAATCTCTTTTTAAAGTCATAAACCTACTTGTATATTAGAATTTTAACAAATTTTATAGCTCATGTCAAGAACTATTTTTGTGAGGAGTTATTAGAATGTAGTGGCGCTTGTTTCAAATGAGTAGAGTGCATATCGAATCGCATCTGCCATGTGAGAGGCAGCGTTATGTTTTGGCTTTTCTTTCATTAAGTTTGGATTTGGGTCCCACTGATATTGGTCTAAAGAAGATATTGATTCGTTACATGATTGATGTACGATTAAATTATCATTATCAACTATACCTGCTACATGTCCTATGCCATCTAGTACTGACTTTTTGGCATTGATAGTAGTGATATCATAGTTCTGTGCAAAATCAAATCTTGTTTGTTGAGCTGCGGAATCAATATAAATGTAATCAATATTCCATTTATTTATAAGTTTGCGTATCTCCATTGCGTGTTGCTCAGTTGTTCTTTCAGAGTTTAAGTATTCATCTAGTAAGTAATACTTTTTACTATCCCAATCATATCCAATTACACAAAAAGCTGTAGGGTCTTTGTACCCAACATCCATTCCTGCAAAGATATCAAATCTGGCTGTTTCTATTTCTGACAAATCTGCTACACACTCTGCGTGATTAAATGCCCATACCTGGCCTTCAAAGACATTGAAGTCTGCCATATATTCTTGGTTAAATTCTGCTTCAGACATAGTTTTTCTGGCTTCATGTATGTCTGCGTCTGAGATTCTAGGATTCTCATGATAAGTTGCTCTAATAGATGCCCACTCAGGATATTCTCCTGAAAAACCTCTATGCCAGAACTCTGCAAACCAATTATTTCTACCCCTCGGAGTAGATATAAAGAGTGCTTTTGAGTTTTCTTTGTCTAGTGTAGGACGAAGTGCAACATTGAAAGCATCTCTACCGTCAACAAGAGCAGCCTCATCGAATATGATAAGGTCATAGCTTCTACCTACAACTGAGTCAACTTGATTAACGGAACCCATACGAATTGTTGAACCGTTTGAAAGTTCAATAACTTTATCTTTTGCATTATCTCTAGTAACTTCCAACTCAAAATGTTTAATAAGTTGCCTTTGCAAATCAAATGAGATTTGCGATAATGCGTAGTTTGGTGACATTAATAGTACATTTGAACCTGGTACTAAAGTAACTAATTGACCTATAATATTTGCAATATATGTTTTACCCTGTCTACGAGAAACAGCAGCACATATAAATCTGTATTTAGGATTGTTGATTGCGTTGATAATCGCATTTTGTGAAGTGTTAGGAGTTACTCCAAGTAATTCCATATACCCATCGATTGGTAGTTTTATGAATCTAGACGCTTCTTTATAGACCATTAACTCTGCAGTTAATACATCTTTTCTACTTACTTCAATCAATGGATAATCTCGTTAAAAAATAAATCTGAATCTTCGTCAAGAAATCCGTGTTCTTGCGCCTTGTGGTATAAGTAACAATATGAAGCAACAATATGTTTCATATTTTGCTCTGCTGGTGATAGTTGTCGTTTATCTTGTATCTCTATCATCTTTTCTAAAAATCCTGATGAATGTGTCATAGCTTCATCTAGCCATAACTTTGCTCCGCTTACTTCTACTGCCTTCATCCTCTGCTTCTCCTTCTTCTTCGAGTTGTTTTTCTTCTTATACCTTTTACATGCTTTTGGGATTTGGGTGGTCGCTTTTTACTCCCACCTTTTCCTGCCCAAAAGACTTTATTTGCCCACCAAGCTGCTGAAGATTTTCCTCTAGCAATATTTTTAGCGTGTCTTGCTTTGAAACTTCTTCTAGCTTCTGGACTATAATTATGTCCCATGCCTTGCGCTCCGAACCTAATTATTTTTATCTTACCACCAACTCTTACAGCAACAACTGCCTTCTTAGTTTTGTGGTTTGGTGTTCTTTTTGGTTTATTTAAACCTGTAAGTCCTACCCTTTTTAATCTTGCTTTTTCTGCTTTTGTTAATGCCATTATTCAAAATTCCAGAATACCATGGAGTATCTAGTACCTTTTGTTATTTTCTTAACACCATGCTTTGGACGAGGTCTGAATCCAGGAATACCTGATTGTGGAAACTGTATAACAGACCCTACTTCCTGTTTAATTTCAGTACCATTTACAGTAAACTCTCCACCCTCATAATCATCATTTAGTGGTATAACCATTAAATCTTTTGCTCTTTGATTAGTGTTAGGTTTCCAATAATTACTCTGACACATCCATAAACTATCTCTGTGTTCCTCTACAAAATCACCCACTTCATACTTCATAACTTTACATCTGTACACAGGACGACCGTCCCATTCAGTTATATAGTCTGTAGGTGATTGAGAAACTTGACGAATCTTATATCCTTCAGGGTCGATTTCAGTATTAGCGTCTAGCTGTTGCTTATTTAAAGTTACATCAGGTTTAGAAGTATCATTTCTAATATAATCTCTTTCCCAATTATCTAAACTATTAATAATATTCTGACAC